TGAATTTGCTTCTGTTTACTTTCCTGCCTGGATTATTGGTAAGTATCCAAAATTAAAAATTATGCAAGTATCTCATAACACAGAACTTGCAGTACGATTTGGAAGTAAGGTTCGAAATATCATAGACTCACCAGAATACAAACAAATTTTTGGTGATGTAAAATTAAGAGAGGATTCAAAAGCAAAAGGACGATGGGAGATTAGTCAAGGTGGTGAATATTATGCAGCTGGTGTCGGTGCGTCAATCACGGGTCGTGGTGCAGATTTACTGATTATTGATGATCCACACACGGAACAAGATTCAATGTCTGATGTTGCTATGGAACGTGCATATGAGTGGTACACATCAGGACCCAGACAAAGATTGCAACCTGGAGGTTCTATACTTTTGGTAATGACACGATGGGCAGAAGATGATTTAACTGGTCGCTTGTTACGGGCACAAACAGAACCGAAAGCTGATTCCTGGCGCCAGATAAGTTTTCCTGCAATATTGCCCTCTGGCAACCCAGTCTGGCCTGAGTATTGGGAAGTAGACGAATTAGAAAAAATAAAAGCTTCTATACCAATTCGCAACTGGTCAGCTCAGTACATGCAAGAACCAACTTCGGACGAAGGTGCTATAATCAAAAGAGAGTGGTGGCAACCTTGGAAGAATGAAAGCGTTCCAAATTTAATGCACGTCATACAAAGTTACGATACAGCTTTTAGTAAAAAAGAAACAGCAGACTATAGTGCGATTACAACATGGGGTGTATTTTTTCCAGAAGAAGGAGGAGCACCACAAGTTATGTTATTAGATGCTTTTCGTGGCAAGTTTGATTTTCCAGAACTCAAAGTAGTGGCGTTACAACATTATAAATACTGGGAACCCGAATCAGTAATCATCGAACAAAAAGCAAGTGGAGAACCACTTACTCAAGAGTTTAGAAGGATGGGTATTCCTGTAGTGCCATTTACACCAGCCAAAGGTAATGATAAATATACCAGGGTAAATGCAGTAGCACCTTTGTTTGAAAGTGGTGCTATATGGTATCCGTTTGGTGAAAAATTTGCAGACGAAGTTATTGATGAATGTGCTGCGTTTCCTAACGGGGCGAATGATGACTATGTGGACAGTATGACTCAAGCTATGCTACGATATAGAC